CTTTTCTATTATGGATCTGGTTCTGGAAAAGTAGTTAAAAAATTAGAAGAATTTGCACATATTACATCTTCAGGTAATATAAGCTCTAGTGGTATACTTCGTGCAGGAACTCCAGGAGCAAGACATGAACATTACATATACGGAAGATTACATGTAATTGGATCTGATGTTACAATTGGAGATGGTCATATAACAGCCTCAGGTAATATAGAAGTAGAAGGTAATATAAGTGCTAGTGCTGCATCTACCGCTTCTTTTGCTCATATTATAACACAAGGAGATACAATTGAATTTAGAACAGGTGCATCAAAATTAGGTTCAATAAAATTTGATGATTCTAATGGATTTCAAGCACTAGACAATAGTGGTAATAGAAAAAGTAGTAGATTGGGAGATATTAGCGCTAAACATATAACAGGCTCAAATATAAGTAGTAGTTTAGCAGGAACTATATCTGCAGGTTCAGGTTCATATCACATATTACAAGGAGATACAAGTAAAGCAACTGGTCTTTTTATAGATGGAACAATAACAGCTTCAGGTGATATAAGTTCAAGTTCTACAGCAAATATAACAATAGGAGGAACTTTAACCGCTGGAACATTAGATGCTGCAGCAGTTTCTGATGGGTTAGCAGCAGTAATAGTATCAGAAATAGATAATGATGAAATTCCAATTGCTAAATTAGCTGAAGATGCAGTAACAATAACAGCGGGAGATGGATTAAAAACAGGGGGTTCAGTTACTCTTGGTAGTTCAGTTACACTAGATATAGATGTAAGTGATTTTGCAGGAACAGGTTTAAGTGGTGATGTTTCAGAAAATTTAAATATAGACGCAGCTCAAACAGGTATAACATCAGTTACACATGCACTTTTAAAGGTTGGTAGAGCTACTGATGACACTTACATTGATTTTGGAACTGATGATAAAATACAATTAAAACCAGCTAATTCAACAGCTTTAGAAGCAAAAACAACAGGTGTTGATATAACAGGAAAATTATATGCATCAGGGGATATAAGTGCAAGTATGACATCAACAGTTAGTGCTGCTTCTGCTTCATTTAATGTTTTAAAATCTAATGATGCTTCTGTAAATGGATTAGAAGTTACAGGATTTGTTTCAGCAAGTAATCAATCATTATCTGCAACGGGCTCTTTTGATAAAATGACTAAAGCAATAGTTATAGAAACTTTTACATATTTTGTTAATTCAAGTCATACCTCAGAATTATATGTACCTTTAGGAGGATCTACGTCAGAATATACTTATGATAATTATATAAATAAATTTGCATGTCCCTATAATGGAAAAGTTAAACGTGTTTCATTACAATGGCAACAAAATAACCCTGGAAATGGTGCTCAAGTTAGAGTAAAAAAGGACACTGCAAACAGTGGAGCCCAAGATGGCGATATTGGTGATTCTAACGCTATTTTTGAAACAGTATCAAAAGATAGTGTAGTAGCAGATACAATATACCATTATGATTTTTCTTCATCTTTTGCTAAAGGAGACACTATAGGAATTACTGTTCATACTCCTAATATAGCAACATCAAATGAATATATTTATGGAACCTTAGTAATGGAAATGGATACATCAAGTTAATAATAATTAAAAATAAAAAATATGGCATTAGCAAACAAAGCATCAGAATCATTATACGACAAAACAGGGTCAGGTAAAAAAAAGATGACATCATCTAAACAAACACAAATATCAGCATCTTATGCAGGAAATGCTTTAACAGAAGAACCAGGTTCACCAGATTCCGTAGAAGCTTTAGTGTATATGGTTCAAGAAATGCAAGAAGATATAGATGAATTAAGAAGATATGTTACTAATGAAGCAACAGGTTCAGCAGTTAAATCAATAAAATTTGTCAATGTAGCTGATTTACCTACAAAGTCTGCAGGGTTATCATCAGGATTATTATATGTTGATACTAAATCAGGAAATGTACTTAAAAAAGCATAACAATGCCAACAACTGATCTAACATATGCTAGTACAGTATCTAGTACTTTTACTAATATTTCTAATATTTCAGCTGATGATTCTTCTAATGCAATGGCTAATGCTAATGGTCAAATAGCTATTTTTGAATTAACTAATTTACCAGGGGATGCTTATTCAATAAATAGTGTTAGGCTTTATTTAAAAGATCATTATGTAGAGAATCGAGGTTCAACTGGTGTTATAAAAACATCAATACTAAATGGAAGTAGTGCTGTATATTATAATGAAAACGCAAGCTACAGTGCAAAAATTGATGATATAGCTCTTACATCAAGAACAACATCAGATGGTTCTGATGCTTGGACAGTAAGTGAAGTTAATAGTATAAGAATATCATTAAATACTTTTAGTAATACAGGGGGATATGGTCCAGGATACTTTATAGATTATTTATATTTACGTGTAAATTATGATACAGTACCTAAGGTTCCCCTTGTAACAAGTGGATTACTTAAAATATCAGGAGGACTAATTAAATTTGATTTTTAAATATGGCAATAATAACAGAAGATTTAGTACAAAGTTCCGTAGTAAGTAGTACAGGTGTATCTAATTGGGATAGAACAACAGCATCTGATGATAGTAAAGCTTCTTTTTCTGCAGAAAGTGGTACAAATATTATTTTTGAATTAACTAACTTATCACAAACACCTACATCTATAGTTAGTGTTCAACAAGTTATGGAAGTAAATGCTCAAGTATCCCAAACAGCAGTTATAGCAAACGCAATATTAAATGGATCTAATACCCAATTATATACTGAAAACTTAGCATGGTCATCAAATTCCGATAACTCTGTAAGTGCAACAACAAGAACAACATCTGATGGTAGTACAGCATGGACTGAAAATGATATAAATACTATGAGAATAAAATGTACATGGATAGCAGAAGCAGGACCCATTACTACTATTTTAGTAGATCATTATTTTGTAAGAGTTATATATAATGTACCAGATCCTACAGCAGGATTAATAAAACTAAATTCAGGAATGGTAAAATTAAATTCAGGACATATAAAAATGATAGGATAATGGGAATAAAAATAAAAAATATGAACCCTAGAAGTACAGATCTTAAACCTGATGATATTATTATCAATACAAAAGAAGGTACTATATTTTATAAAAATTCAAATAATGATTTATTTAGAATTCAAGGAGATAATTTATCAACACCACAAACAGAAATAGTACCTCCAGGAGATAGTTTAATACTTTCAGGTAGTGTTTTTATGACAGGTAGTGTTTCTATAAATGGTGGGTCTTTTTAAAAAGTTATATATGTATATAAAAAACATAAGTTATGGCTTTAAAAAAAAGAAAATTACCCAAACCCTCAGAAATTAAATCAGCACCAACATCTTTTTCACCAGAAGAGTTAAATGAATTAAAAGAACTAAGGAATAGTATAAATGAATTATCTCTTCAATTTGGTCAACTATCTATTAACAAAATTAAAATAGAAGAAACTGAACTTAAATTAAAAGATGAGTTATCTTTATTAGAAAAAAAAGAAACAAAAATAGCAAAAAATCTATCAGATAAATACGGAGATGGTAGTATTAACCTAGAATCAGGTACTTTTATACCCTTAAAATAGTTCTTTAACTCTTTTATTATATTTATTAATAGCGAAAATTTAAATCTAACTATTGCTTTTAGTTAGGTTTACAGAGTTTTTTCATATTTATATATGACCATAACCAAAGCAATAAAAATAAAATAAAATAATAAGATGGCAGAACAAATAATTTCACCAGGTGTTTTTACAAGAGAAAACGACCAATCCTTTTTACCTCAAGGAATTGGCCAGATAGGAGCAGCAATAGTAGGACCAACTTCAAAAGGTCCTGCATTCGTACCTACAGTAATAAGAAATTACGGACAATTCGTTAGTCAATTCGGAGAAGGAATTGAAGGAGGTGAACTTTCTACTTACGTACCCCAAACAGTTAAAGAATATTTAAACCACGCGGGCTCAGTAACAGTATGTAGAGTATTAGCAGGAAGTGGTTATTCACTTACGGATGGAACAAATGAATTTATAGCATTAGGTTTATTTCCTTCAGGATCAGAAGAAGGTCTTATAACTAGTGTTGTATTCCCCTCTAAACATAATACGGCTACAATGAATTTAGGAGGGTCAACATTAACAAATCAAACACCATCCTCTGCTTCAGGTACATTTCTGGGACAAGATGTATTCTACAACACAGGTTCTTCTTATTTAGTTTCAGGATCTAATGGTGAAGCAGGTACTTTACATTTAAAATTATCAGGTAGTCCATCAGGATTTTTTGAATTTACTGGTTCAACAAATCCATCTAGCTTAGATTATATATGGAACCAAATAGGCCATACAGCAGATAACAGTAAATCAGGCACTAACGCTTATGGTAATAATGCAGGATATACTTATGTTAATTTTAGAGGATTACAAACAAAACTTTTTAACGGAACAGCAACAGGATATAAAGGTGGAGTATATAGTGGAAAAGGATATGCAGGTACGGCACATGGTAGTGCGAGTGCTGTATATAAATTAATAACTCAATCTGGTGCTAATTTAGATTTCAACGGTGATGGGTTAGGTAAAGCAGAAGGATATTCATATGCTTCTACACCTTGGGTTCATTCACAAATAGCTAAAGGACGAAAAGAATTATTTAGAGTCCATACTATTAATCATGGTAAAGAGGTTTCTAGAGACTTTAAAGTATCTATAGCAAACCTTGTAGAACCATCTGATATAGACAATGTAGAACAATATTCTGAATTTTCTGTTATTATTAGAAAATTTAATGATAATGATAATAGTCCTGTTATACTTGAACAATATAATGACTGTAATTTAGATCCCGATTCTCCAAATTATATTGCGAGAAAAATTGGTAATAGATATCCTGAATTTAATGAAACATTAGCAAAAGTAGAATTAAAAGGAGATTTTCCTAATAACTCACAACGTATCAGAATAGAAGTAGCAGCATCAGTTAAATCAAAATCAAATTCACCTAAATTATCTCCTAAAGGATTTAAAGCAATTAGTGATCCTATTAAAATGAGCGTATTAGCAGTTAGTACTGGAAATAAAGGAATTGGAGAAGTAGCTGCTGCAAGTACACATTATTTCCCTTCAGCATCTTATGAAGGAGTTCAAACTTTAGAAGCAGGTACAACACCGCTTTCATATTCACCTAATGGGTTTTTAGGATTTAAATTTGTAGAAAAAGAATTAGATAATGATATATGGATTAGATCCTTACCAGATTCACCTGAAAATAATGTATCAGGACACTTTAGTGTTGAAGATTATTCTGGACACCCAAGTTCAAGTTTATGGACAGGTTCATTAAGTGGTTCAGTTGACATAACAGGAAATATTGGACCTACACCTAGCCAACTTAAATTTACACTTCCATTTCAAGGAGGTAATGATGGTATAGCACCATGGACAGTAAAACAAGTAGGAGAAAATATATCATCAACAAACGTATTTGGATTTAATATAGAAGATACTTCTAAAGCAGGATATACAGGGTATAAAAAAGCATTAGATATTTTATCTAATCAAGATGAATATGACATTAATATGTTATCATTACCAGGTATAATTCACCAACATCACTCTCCAGTAACTGATTATGCTATTCAAATGGCAGAAACAAGAGGAGATTGTTTCTATGTAATGGATTTAGGAGATATGGAAAATACAGTACTTCAAGATATAGATCAAGTAGGATCTTTAGATTCTAATTACACAGCAGTATATTACCCTTGGGTTAAAATTAATGATGCATCTACAAATAAACCAGTATATGTTCCACCATCAGTAATAGTACCAGGAGCTATAGCACAATCAGATAAAGTTGGAGCAGAATGGTTTGCACCAGCAGGATTAAATAGAGGTGTTTTAGGAAGTGTATTAGAAGCAAGAAATAATCTAACACAATCTGAAAGAGATCAATTATATCAAAATAGAATTAACCCAATAGCATCTTTCCCAGCAACAGGAATTTGTATTTGGGGTCAAAAGACATTACAAAAAAGATCAACAGCTTTAGATAGAATAAATGTTAGAAGATTATTAATTACAATGAAGAAATTCATAGCAAGTTCTTCTAAGTACTTAGTATTTGAGCAAAATAGTTTACAAACAAGAACCAGATTTTTAAATATAGTTAATCCTTATTTAGAAAACATACAACAAAGACAAGGCTTATATGCGTTTAGAGTAGTAATGGATGATACTAATAATACATCTATTGTAATAGATAGAAATGAATTAGTAGGTGCTATTTATATACAACCAACTAAAACAGCTGAATTTATAATACTTGACTTTAATGTAATGCCAACAGGAGCTACATTCCCTTCATAAAAAAAAGGAATTTATTATATTTATAATAGAATAATGAAAAAATACATAAAATAAAAAAAAGATGGCAATAATAGAAACTTCACATATGATGTTCACAGCATTTGAACCTAAATTACAAAATAGGTTCCTGATGGATATCGAAGGTGTTCCAGCATACCTAATTAAAAAAATAAGTAGACCCAATGTTTCTTTTAATGAAGTGGTTTTAGACCATATCAACGTAAAAAGAAAATTAAAAGGTAAAGCCAATTGGGAAAACATAACTTGTGATTTATATGATCCAGTTACACCATCAGGTGCTCAAGCTGTTATGGAATGGATAAGATTATCACATGAATCAGTAACAGGTAGAGATGGTTATTCTGATTTTTATAAAAAGAATATTAATATTAGAACTTTAGGACCTGTTGGTGATGTTGTTGAAGAATGGATTTTAAAAGGTGCGTTTGTTTCAAATGCTAATTTTGGAGACATGGATTGGACATCAGATACACCAGCAAATATTTCTATTACTATTAATATGGATTACGCTATCTTAAATTATTAATACAAATGTACGCAAAACTAGTAACAGGAACAGGAACAATTACAGGAAGTATAGCAAAATTCCAAGCTACAGGAGATGCTGATGCTGAAGTAGTAATAGACAGATGTGAATGGGGAACACATTTTAGTGATGAAACTACAACCACTACAAGTGCAATAAGTACTGATTTTACTATACCTGCAGGTTCATATGTTGAAGGACCTATATGTCAATTAAAACTGACTTCTGGTACTATATTAGCATATATAAATGATTAAACACAACCAGTAGTTGGCCAATTACATACAAAAGAAAAGCGCTATTTTTTAGCGCTTTCTTTATTTCCTATATATGTATATCTGAACTAGTTTTATAAACCAAAAATAACGTTATGGAAAAACAACCACAATTCCCGGCTGAAGAAGTTACATTACCTTCCAAAGGCCTACTTTACCCAAAAGATTCTCCTCTAAGTAAAGGAGTCATTGAAATGAAATATATGACTGCTCGTGAGGAAGATATACTTACAAATTCTAATTTTATCAAAAACGGTACAGCTATAGATAAATTATTAAAATCACTTATAGTTACTGAATTTGATTATAAAGATTTATTAATTGGTGATAAAAATGCACTTATGTTAGCAGCACGTATTTTAGGATATGGTCCTGAATATATTATTAAAAAACCTCACCCTGAAACAGGTAATGAAGAAGAAGCTGTTATTGATTTATCAAATATAAAAGATAAAGAATTAAATTCAAAATTAATTAAAAAAAATAAAAATGAATTTGAATTTACTTTACCATTTTCTAAAGTTCCTATTACTTTCAAATTTCAAACTCAAGAAGATGAAACTAAAATTGAAAAAGAAATAGAAGGACTAAAAAAAATCAATAATAATGTATCTGAATCTACAATAAGACTCACACATACATTTTTATCTGTAAATGGAGATTATAATCAAAAAACAGTTAGAGATTTTGTAAATGATAGTTTATTAGCAAGAGATGCTAGAGCTTTTAGACAATACAACAATGAAATTCAACCAGGTGTTGAAATGAAAGCAGATGTTAAATATAACGATGGACACATTGAAACCAATGTATTTTTTCCCATCAGCCTCTCCTTTTTTTGGCCTGACGCCGGAGTTTAGAAGTATTGTTCACCAACAGATCCACGATCTAGTGTACCATGGCGGCGGTGGTTTTAAACACTCTGAGGTGTACAATATGCCAATTTGGATGCGACATTTTCATTTAAAGAATATTAAAGAACATTTAGAAGAAAAAGCAAAACAAAATGAAAAGTTAAAAAAACAGTATAATCAAAAGCCAGGTAAAATATCAGGCCCTAATATACAACCTTCATCCACATATCAAATCAAAAAGTAAAAGGTATCACAGATACCTTTCTTTTTTATATATTTATAATAAAATAAATTAATGTATCTATGGCTAACGGAGACGACATAAATCAATCATCCAAACAATTTGATAAAAATTTACATAGTGCATCTGGTGCTGCTAAAAAAATAGTTGACTCTTTAGAGGGTTTTGGAAAAACTCAAGTTTTTCAAAGTTTAGTAGATCAGGTAAGAGTTTTTTCTAAAGAATTAGAAAAAAGTGAAGGCATTATTGATCAACTTAAACAAGGAGAGGTAGATTTAGCAACTGCTCAATCAAAATCAGCACAAATGAAAAAGGTATCTAATAAACTAGATAGTAAAGCTAGTGATTTAGAAACTCAAATCCTTAATAAAATGAAAAAATCAAGTGCTGCTGAAAAAAAAGCAATAAAAGATAAAATTCAAGGGATAAAAGATCAAGGATCAGCGGCAAATAAGTCAATGAAAAATGTTGTTAATATGGCTGCAAAAGGAGAAACCAAATCTGTCCAATTTTTATCAAACATGTCAAAAGGAGCTAAGGGTATGGGGTTTGATAAAGCCGCCAAAGCAACTGGAGCTATGGCTAAAGGAATGAGAGGAGCTGCTGTAGCAGGTAAAGGATTTGGGGCTGCTTTAAAAGTAGCTGGAAAAGTAGGTTTGAATTTATTAAAAGCAGCAGGAGTAGCAATGGGCCCAATGGGATGGTTAATGACAGGTGTACTATTAGTTTGGGATTTGGTAAAGTTTATAATGAAAATAAACTCCGAAGTAGTATCTATTTCTAAAAATATGGGGGTATCCCAAGCGGAAGCAAGAAAATTTAGAAATTCACTATTTGATGCAGCATACGAATCAAACAATATATTAAATACTCAACAAGAATTATTAAAAGTTCATGGTCAGTTTAATGATGCATGGGGTACTACAATATTATATTTAGGAAATGATTTTCTAAATGATATGGCTACTCTACAAAATAGGTTTGAGTTATCTGCAGAAGCTGCTTTAAATCTAGGAGCAAATGTCATGGCTTCAGGTAGACCTGCACAACATTTATTAGATTTAATAGGTGAAGGAGGGGTTGCAATGGAACATCAATTAGATGTTCAAATAGACCAATGGAAAGTTGTTGATTCAGTTGCTAAAACAACAGGACAAATGAGAGCTCTTTATTATCAAAATGAAGGAGCTTTAGGTAGAGTTGTTGCACGAGCTCAAGTACTTGGAATGACTATGGGAGAGATATTTAAATCCTCTCAAGGTATGTTAAATTTTCATTCTTCTATAGAAAAAGAATTATCAGCTGAATTATTTTTAGGTAGACAACTTAATTTAGAAACAGCTAGATTAGCAGCACTTACAGGAGATATGGAAACCTTTCATTCTGAAATTTTAAAAAATGCAGGTGATTATTTAGATTTCACTAGAATGAATGTATTAGAACAAAAAGCTTTAGCAGATGCTTTAGGTATGGGTGTAGATCAATTAGCTGATATGTTATTTGAACAAACAAAATTAGAAGATTTAAAAGGTAGAGCTTCAGCTAGAGAATTTGAAGATATAAAAAATGCAAAACAACAATTAACTATCCAACAAAGTTTTAATGCTGCTATGGAGCAATTAAAAATGATATTTACAGATTTAATGGATGGATTAGAATCATGGGTAATGCCTGGTTGGATGGCAAAAGTATTTAACATTGAAGGAGGAGGAACAGCGATATTTTCAGATATGAAAAAGAGACGAGAGAAAGAATGGGAAGAAGGTGATTCATTATCAGGTACAGGACTTACTGCTCCTCAAGACATGACTATTTCTGCGGGTGATTTAAGAATAACAACACTTCCCGAAGATACTTTAGTTTTAGGAGCAGGAACACATCCTTCTTTTAGAAATAATAACCAAGGTAATCAAAGACCTATGGTTGTTGATGCATCCATAGATTATGATTCATATGGTGCTGTAAAAGCTTCAAAACATCACCACACAAAGTGGAATGATTAATATTTATAAATAGAATTAATAACTAAAAAATTAAAAATTATGAGTTTATTAGACAAAAAATCAATGTATGACAGACATACTCATGGTGATAATTCAACTGCTGTAGCACAAGGATTTACAGGAGAAAATTTTGCTAGTTCTGGTCCTTCACCAGCAAATGGTATTTATTTTGCAAATGGGAATTCAGGATGGCAACAATCACCTTTCATAAGTTCAACAGGAGATCATATGGTTGATTTAATGACTGAAAATATAACAAGTGAAAACCATTCTTATGGTGGAGGTACAATAACATATTTTAAATCTCCAACTAATTCACCTTTTCAGGACTTAAATACACCCGCTGATCCTTTAACATATTCAGGACAACAAACAAATGCCTTATTAGGTCAATTTGGAGGGCCTTACATAGATAATTGTCCTCCAGGTGGATTTTGTTAATTAATAAAATTAACCTATTATGGCTTTAGTAGATTTACTAAATAATCAAGAAAGTTTTACTTTAGGGCAATCTTCTGCTTATAATGCTCCTGAAGGGTCTAAAGGAATAACATTCCAAGGTGATACCTCATTTGACGCTAATATGCATCTTACCGATAGAATAAAATGGTTTGGTGATGATGCTGAGGGAACTGGACATATACCTACTTACTTAACAGGTCAAGATTTTGGGGGAAGTAAGGGTTTAGGAGATTCTGCTGTACCTGATTTTATGCTTAGAGGGGGTGATATAGAAAATCTTGGTAGAAGAAGTGTAGATGTTGATAGAATTACTAAATTTCTATTTAATTCTCCACAAGGACAGCATTTTATACTTAGACAAACAGGATTACAACTTATGAATCCTCAAAAAAATGCAAGAGTTTGGAATCTAGGAGGTAATTTATTAGCACAAGTAGCAGCTTCAGGAATGAGTAATATTAGAAGAGACGGAATATTACCTCAAGTTTCAGACGGACTTAATCTTGGATCAGGTTTTGCTGATTTAATAGGAGGTAAAGTTGGAGGTTTTATAGACAAATTGTTGGGGAGTGATTATATAGGAGGTGTTGTAGAAAAAGATTTAACAATGCCCGAAAAAAGAGGTATAGGAGATGTAGGTGCTGGTGAAGAAAAAAACTTTAAAAATAAATTAGTTGACTTTTCAGGACTTGGAGGAGTTTTTGGAGGAGATAAAGGAAGAAATTATCAAACAACTCAAGAATCCAAAAGAGATAAAGTTAATTATTTAAGTATATTTGAAGTAGGCGCTAAAGGATTATCAGAAGCTATAAAAAGCTACCCCGAATCAAAATGGGCTACATCGGATTTTGTTCCTTTTAGATTTGAAGTTATAGATTCCACAGACCCAAAAAAATCATACTGGATAGTATTTAGAGCATTTCTTGAACAACTAGGGGATCAATATAATGCCTCTCATAATGAGATAAAATATAGTGGTAGAGGTGAAAAATTTTACACATATAATGCTTTTGATAGAAAAATACAATTAGCCTTCAAAATAGCAGCTCAAACAAGAGATGAAATGAAACCACTTTATCAAAAATTAAATTTTTTAGTATCCCAAACAGCCCCTAATTATTCATCCACAGGTAGAATAAGAACCCCTTACATGAGATTAACTGTAGGAGATTATTTTAACAAAGTACCAGGAGTACTTACTAGTATATCTTCAAATTGGACTACAAATTATCCTTGGGAAGTTAAAGCAGATGACGGTAAAGATACAGACATGTTAATCCTTCCTCATGTATTAGATATAAATTGTAGTTTCCAACCAATACATGCCTTTACTCCAAACAATAGCATAGGAGATAGTGGAAATTTAACTCCATTTATTGGAATTGATCAAACAAGTCCAGATTGGTCTATTGGTGCCAT